GTTTGAAGTTAACTAATAAGCGGTTTGGCCCGCCGATCGGTCCCTTCCTTAAGCGGTTCACTACTAGGTTCGTGAACCACATGGGGTTGAGAACGGTCAACAGGCCATTCCACGTTAACTTCGACAGCGATTTCCCATCGCTGCCTTTCCGCACCCGTCGCAAAGACGGGAACGGCTGACGACACGTCCCAGTTAGGGGCTATCGCCAGGCGACGCCGGTAGAGGTTTACGTTATGCCTAACGCTCACCTTTCCCGAGACCAACGTACCGTTTAGCATCGCTAGGAGAATACCGTCGGGGTTGTAAACCCGGCGTTTACCTCCGCGCGGAGCTATTACGGTACCCTCCGCGAAAATAAGCTTTTGAGGCTTACTCTCGCTCCGATAGTACGCGATCGACTGATACCGCTTAGAGCGGGGCAGACTTTCACGAACCATGGAGAAGGGTACCTGGACACCAGCATCGTCGTTGTCCCAAGAGGGAACTGGCTGCCACTTTACAGTGGAAACCAGCTTCTGGATAGTTCTCGGTATAGGTATACCAAGACGTCCAGACCAACGATTTAGCTGATTCGTCACGGCATAACGAGCCTGCTGCGTGCGAAGTGTTTTTAAGTACACCCCGCGCACATTAAGACCAGAATAGAAATCCTGGCCACACGACTCGCGGAACGGCCCTTGGAAAAAGGACTTCTGCTGATTAAGAATGAAGCCACAGGTCTCCAGTAAGTCTATCACAGGACCAGCAACGCGCTGGTCGCATATGATATCGTCACCGAAAACAGACCATGACTTCCCCGCTCGTTCCCGGCGTAAGCCGAGGTATGAACGGGCAGCAGAAACGATACACGCAAAGAGCGCCGTCTGTAAAGGAAACGTAAATCCGTTCCCCATGGTCGACAACATCTCTAGCGGTTCTCGCACCGGCTGACCCGTTTCCGGGTCAACGTAGGTTGCCGCGGATGAGGCGTATCGGTCGAAGACCCTGAACGTAAAGGGGTCCAAGACGTACCGCATCATTTTACGCGACATAGAGTCAGAAGCAGATTCCAGGTCGATTGTAACAAATCGTCCTGTGATGCTTCCTTCCCTGGCGAGCCTCCGGTTAACTTCAGCCTGAAGGCTGACGTCAATCCCGAATCGCGTTTTAAGGCGATCGCACACTACTCCACCGATCCCAAGCTGGAAGAAAATGTTCAGCGAGGGCTCGATGGCTATAGTGCGGGAGATATCGACGTTCTTTGGCACTGTCGTTACCTTGCAGCTGTCCTGCACTTCGTGACCATAACGCTCTGAACGGAAGGCTTCCGCCTCCCGCCACAGAGTCGAGTCGCGACAGTACAAGTGATAGAGATCCAGCAGAAACGGTTTGGAGTAGCTCAGGTTAGACGAGAACAACTTCGTGTAGAAGTCAGTCCCGTTTGCACCCAAAGCTACACCCGGCCCGACACGAGACAGTGGGAAAATTGTCTCAAAATCGGGAAAGAGAGTAGTACGTCCGTTCCCCGGATTAAAGAACTCATGGAGTTCCACCCGAAGGTGGCCCAGAAGTTCAGTTCCAAAGAACGAGCTGATACTCTCCGACCGCTCCCAGAGTCGACAGCGGCGGTTCATCCCAAGGAACTTGGAAATCGCCGCAGCATCAGCCTGGCGCCGCTCAAGATCCGTGAGATCACGGTACTTCTTGAGAAAGCTCTCCAGGATTTGATACTTTGCTGCCGACTCAACGGACTGTGCCACCGAGGGCCTTTCACAAGGTCCCAGATAGTCCAGGTCTGCTGACAGCTCTGAATAAAGAGCGAAAGGATTTAAGTCCTTCATGCTATGTCTCCAGTTGGGTCGATTTAGACCCGTTACGCAAGGTTGCAGGGAACTGCTACTCCGGGGATTATGTCCGTCAAAAGACGGTGCACGATCGCCAGAGCGAGGAGGACGGACGCCCACGCCAGGAGCTTAAAGAGCTCCGGACGCGAGCGCATCGCCCCACTCGTTGCTTTGTTCCCACAGCGCGCCGATGTGCGCGCTGAGTGCAGCAGCCAAAGCAGGAAAGTCATTTGTCTCGCAACCGACGGGGATAGAAATCTCCGTCTTCACGAGAATCAACTGACTCGCCTGCCCCACCATCGGGGTTGCGCCCTTTCGGGTCAACACCGAGTGGACATTCCTCCCTTGAGGGGGAAGAATACCGGTCACCGGGTTCACAGTGCCAAGTCGACGGAAAACCGCCGGCTTGTACACGGTGATGGTGAACGGCTTGTCCACGGAGCTGACAGTAACGTTTGTCTGCGTTCCGCCAAGTGCGGACACGTAGTACTGCTTACTGTTGCTCACAGGTGGCGCGTCGGCCACGATTGTGTAGGTCGGGGATGTAAGTCCCGTCCCTGGAGCGCCCGTTATCGGGCTAGCGGGAGTGAAGCCTGCCATTTTACACCTATAAAGGTAAGTGGGCTAACCGCTCGCACTAATGTACGAACGGCTCCAACGATCTACCACCAGCGATGAGCGCGGCAATATTCACGTACTGGTTTATCCTAGTCGGAACTTCCACTTGGAAGCTCGGGATCAAGGAGCCAGTAAATGAGCGCCGCGTCCACTTCTGATAGCGGATCGTTGTTTTACCGTGCTGAGGTGACAACACAACCTGCGTCGTCGGATCGTTCGGCTTTGGAACGTTGATACTCGTCTCCTGTTCACTTTCAGTGAACTCGAGTTGAGTTCGACAAGTCCATCGCAGACCGTACGTCGACGTAGTCATGCTACTGACCAAATCTCCAACGTTGGAGAAGTAGTCGATCAAGAAGGAGTAAGGGATCAATTCCCAAACAGTCGGCACAAACGTCTCAGGGGTAAAACCCAAGGCGTCGAGCGAACTGCGATTGGAAAAGCCCTCACCCCCTACCCAGCCAGTGTACTTAACCGAGACCCCGAACGTGGCACGGGTGTTGCTGAAAATGTCAGCACCCACCATTGACACGCCGAGGGAACCCGTGGTGGTTGGTAGGCGAAAAGTTGCCTGCCCGAAACCCGAGACAGGCGATCCGGATACTGAAGCCTTGCTCTGAAGAAGAACAAGCTCTTTCGCCGCATCGCGTATGTCAAGGATCAGAGGCTTCCACCCAAATGAGTACTCTAGCCAGGTGTCCGCAATCATCTTATTCGCATCGTGAAGCCTCCTTTTCAGGGGCCTACGTTGAAAGCCCGAGCGCCTCTTCTTGAGAACGCTCAAGTAGCTCGCAACGCCTTTGCGAAGGGAAGAAAGCGGATTCGTGATCATTCGTACAGTCTCTGCCATCTCGCCGAGAGCCACACCACCTTGAAAGGTGGTGCGGAGAGCTCGAATTGACGACAGATACTGAGCCTTTGCACGATTGTCCGCCTGAGTCACCGACACCTTGCTTAGGGGATCTGTAAATCCGCCGGGAAAATAACCCCCGACGGTCCCCGAGGCATACGAGTGGTCAAAGAAGTTCGAGAGAGGGTTCCTATAAAACCACCGGATATCGTAGGAGAACGGCTGTTGCGAAACACGGAACACCACGCCGTCAGCTGACGTCGTAGTATCCATGTGATTCGCTAAGCGATATCTCCAATCCGAATAATTGGTTCCATAGGTAACGCTGTTCGAGAGAACAACGAAAGAAGGTGATCCAACCGACTCCGCAGCATCACCGCTTATGCGGTGATACCCGGTAGTCGACTGGGCCTTCAACACACTCTTGCTCGAGGTCATTGACTTTCTCTAGGTATTGGCGTACAGGATAGGACGAGTACAATAACACTCCTCGCGAAGTGCTACTATAAGGACGACGCTGTACAAGACAAACGTCAGCCGGGTACACAGAGAGTTCTCGTCCCTAAACGGCGACCAGCCGCAAGGGCAAAAACGCTTTCGCGTTCGAGGGTCCGGGAAACCGGAC